ATACGCAAAAGATACCCAAATAATAAGGTAATTATGTTTCCTGATGCTTCGGGTAATTCAGACAGAACCAACGCATCAAAGACAGATATACAAATACTACGTGATGCAGGGTTTACAATTGTGAAGTTACCATCATATTTCGCTTGATAAGCGCATCAGAAACGACCATCTCATCCACAAGGTAACCTTTACCTCTAAATTCATTGATGAGGCTTACAATCGATTTATGAAACGTATTTGTAAATAATGCAGTATCAAGTGGAATTGAATTAACTCTAGCCTCTTCGTCTTTGGTGAGTTGATAGCTCCAAAGTATTGAGCTTATAATTGATTGCTCTATTTTGTTAATCATGCTATATACCCATCAGCTTCTCGAATATCACCGTACCAATCTAAATATCTTCCACCAACATAATCTTCTTTGTGAAATGCTATCTTCTCTTCGTGAGTCATATTTTGTGGAGCTTTGCTTTGAGGTGATAACTCTTTAGCTAACCATTCAATTTTTATAGTCTGCCACTCTTTGCTTTCCATGAGCTCAAATATTTCATTGACTTTGTAACCTTGTTTAACTGCTTCTCTCATTTTGGTAATAAAAGCTTTTAATGGTGCAGTAGTTTTGAGTGCTGATTTGATTTTTTTTCTATAATCTACAAACTTGCATAATATCTCTTTGCCTTGATCTGTTAATGCTTCATCTTGTAGAGCGTAAGCATCTACTAAAGGATAGGCTTTAGCCTTATTAGATGTATTATTAAGATATGTATTATTATGTTTACGTTTTTCCGTAAGGGGGGGGTTACGTTTTTCCGTAAGGGGGGTTACGTTTTTCCGTAAGGGTTCAGTCATATATATTTTACGATCTTGGAAGAACAAGAGCGTATCGTGGGTTTAATGCTATGGCAACTGTTGTTCATTACGAGCATAAGCAAGAAGTGACACAAAACGTAGAAATGGGGTTATTGCTTTGAAATACCACTTCAAACTAGAAACCCCAACTAATCCTGTGCCATACAAGCGCACAACACAAAGAGCTAAATTTGTAGACAAAGACTATAAACGCTATCAGGCTTACAAAAACGCACTTATTGGAGCTTTTATGCAAAATGTAGGCAAACATCCACATAAGGTGTTAATCGGCTCTTGTAAGTGGTACGTTGATGTTTTGGTGACGTATAAAGACAAACGACATGGCGACACTGACAATGTGGCAAAAGGTATCAACGATGCTTTGTTTGAAAATGACAAATACGTGGCTGGGAGTTATGACTATGCTTACGGGGCTGCTGGATGTGTCGAAGTGACTATAACGCAGGATGGGAGTGACAATTAATGACCTACACATACAAGTGTAAACAGTGCGATATTAAATCATCAATTGATAAACCAATGGCAGAGAGTGACCGTCAAGAGTTTTGCGATAAGTGTGGAGAGCAATTAGTTAGAGTCTATGAAGCTCCAAGTATCGCAACCAGTGACGGAACAAAATCATAATGAAGGCTGATTGATGCTATTTGATAACGTAGATGACTTGTATTACGCTTGTATTGAAAAGATAGACCCTGATATTGAAATAGCAGAGGAATACATCATCGGTTGTGTTACTTATCTCAAGCGCAAACTAGAGGGAAGAGCAGACCGTGATAGAGTACGTGATGACGTTAATCTTAATCGAGGTATGGCTAAGTATTCAAAAGAGTTTACAATCATCTACAACATGTCAGAGGACGCATTAAGTACACTAATAGCTTCATCGATTGACTTAACGCATGATGTGAGACACATCGCTGACTTATTAGAGAAGATACAGCGTAGTAACTATGACGAAGTAGAAGCACGTAACCAAGCTACGAAAGCAAAGAATGCCGCCAAGATGTTAGAGCGTATCGCAAAGCTACTTACACCGCAGAATAAAAAGAGTGCAAAGAATACCAATAGCTTATTTGACGAGGAGATGTAATGATTGATATAGTTAAAGATTTTTGGGTAAATATGCTTTTGTTAGCAAATTTTAGTGCTATACGTTTGTTTTTTCACTACGTCATTATTTGGTTTATTATTGAAGTAATAGCCTATAACGTTGAAAAGATGATAGGAGTTCCAACAGTTTACAGATGGTATGACTTTGTAATAACAGCAATATTAGTATGGATGTATTTATATAATATTCAATATTTGCTAGATGCAATAAAAAGTAGGATGTGATGGCATACAGTGCTAGTCAATGGGAACGTGCTAAAGCATATTGGGAAGCAGGACAACACAACCCAAGAGAGATTAGTGAGTTGGTTGGCATAGAGAGATCAACCATAGTAAAACGTGCTAAAAGTCACAATTGGAAAAGTGGTGCAAATGCCGATTATATCGAAGCTAAAACAAAAATAGCAGTCAAAAAATCACAATTAAATTCACAAACATTGCAAGTATTAGATGATATAGCAGATGAACAGATAAGACATAAGCAATTAATCAACTCAAACGCTGAATTAATGGCAACCAAGATTCCTGAGATGATAAGACAGATGATATTAATTGAGGAAGATAAAGAAACTGGCGAGGTTAAAGAGTCGCTAGCAATATCACCTAGCGATTTAAAACTACTTGCAGAAACAAACGATAGGCTTGCTATTACTTTAAAAGTGGCAGATCGTCACGCTCCAAAGCAAGAAATTAACCTTGACAACTCCCAAAAGACTGTTAAATACGTCGGCTTTGCTCCTATGAGTGAAGATAGAAAACGTCAAATAATGGCAGAAAATGGGAGAGATTGAGCTATTAGACCATCAGATTGATTTTATTCAAGATGACTTTACCCGTCATCTATTATTACTTGCAGGCTATGGAGCAGGTAAGACATTTGCTTTCGTTACTAAAGCCTATGACTTAGCATCTAAGAACGTTGGACATACTGGCATATTACTAGAGCCTACAGCTCCTCTTCTGCATGATATTTTAATCCCTGATATGGTCACATTTTTAGAGAATAACGACATAGAGCATACGCTTGTTAAGTCTCCACAACCAAATCTTAGAATCCGTTTTGAAACTGGCGAAACTAAGATACTGTTGAGATCACTTGAAAACTGGCAACGTCTCATCGGTGTTAATGCCGCTTTTATTGGTACGGATGAAATGGACACTGTCAAAAAAGACGTTGTGCTAATGGCATACAAGAAGCTTCAAGGGCGTTTACGTAAGGGTAATGTGCGCCAAATGTTTAACACTACAACACCTGAGGGCTTCGCAGGAGCTTATGAGCTGTTTGAAAAGATGAAGATGGGGCGAATCATCAGGGCAAGGACTGAGGATAACCCTTACTTGCCTCGTGACTTCATCGATGACTTAAAATCAAGTTACCCACCAAATCTTTTAATGGCATATATGGAGGGGCGATTTGTAAACCTTACAAGTGGTACTGTCTATTCATATTTTGACCGTAAGAAGCATCATAGCAGTGTTGAGGCATCAGAGAACGATACGCTATTGATCGGCCAAGACTTCAACGTAGCAGGTTGTATCTCAACAATACACATCATCAAAGACAATAAAGTAATTCGTGTAGATGAGTTAGATAGTAAGGATAGTTTTAACATACCAATCAATATACGCAAAAGATACCCAAATAATAAGGTAATTATGTTTCCTGATGCTTCGGGTAATTCAGACAGAACCAACGCATCAAAGACAGATATACAAATACTACGTGATGCAGGGTTTACAATTGAAGTGCCACCTAAAAACGGTAGAGTAATGGACAGAATACACGCTTGTAATGGAATGTTTGCACATGATCGATACTTGATTAATACCAATAAATGCCCTAAAGGTACGGAAGCACTAGAACAGCAAGCTTACGACAAATATGGAGACCCTGAGAAATTCAGCGGCGGTGGAACTATCGATGACTATAACGACTCTTTCGGATATTTTGTAGTAAGAAGATTCCCACTTATCAAAAATAATGTAGGCACTTCATCTTTCCAAATGCGCTAAACCACAGCGCAAAGCCTAGCCTTAGTTAAAGTATCACAATTTAACATAGGGGACTTTATTATGTCATCAAGCCCAAAATTTACCGATTCAGTCCATAACCTTAACGCTCCAAAGCTTCAGATCATGGAGTCATTTCGTAATGGAACTGAGGGAGTAGCACCGTATCTCATCAAATGGCAACGTGAGGACACCGAAGCATATCAATCACGACAAGCCTCAGCGGTACTCTATAACGTCGTAGAAAAGACAATCAACACTGCTAACGGTATGATATTTCGCAAAGATATTGACTGGTCGGATGATTTAAACGGTATGTTTATTGACTTAGCATCAGAGAACATCGACCGTAACCGTACCAACATTAATGAGTTTATGAAAGAAGCATCACTGAACGCTCTATGGGATGGTATCAGCTTCATATTAGTTGATATGCCAAAGAATGAGATAGAGATAGTGAACTTCCAACAGCAAGTAGCTTTAGGAGTTACGCCTTACTTCTCACACGTTAGATCGTCACAAATACTAAACAGACGTATTGAAAACCAAACGCTAGTACAAATCACACTTGATGAGAATGTAACGGAATACGAGGGTGCTTTCGGTGAAAAGACTATCAACCAACAACGTGTTCTATTCATCGGTGGAGGTCGTATCTATCGCAATGATGCAGTAGTATATGAGTGGACAAATAACCTAAGCTACATTCCACTTATTCCAGTCTACAGCAATAAGACCACCTATCTAAACGGTGCGCCAAAGTTCCTGCCAATGGCACAGCTCAACTTAAAGCACTACAACATCGGTTCACAGCTCGACAAAGCACTCTTTGTGTCTTCTAATCCTATTCCAGTAATTTACGGTGACGTAAACGAAGAGCAAGGCGGTCAAGTCGTTATCGGTGTTGATATGGCTTTGAAATTCCGTAACAAAGACGAAGGTGGCTTTGAGTGGGTAGAGTTTGCAGGTACAAGTATCGATAAGCTCCAAGAGGAAATTAAGAACGTAGAAACTCGTATGGCTTCAATCGGTTTGGCTATGCTCACAAATGCTAATGGCGATAAGACAGCAACGGAAGCTTCAATCGTGGCTACTTCTGAAACGTCCGACTTATCCGCTATCGCTTCATCTATTCAGTGGAGCATTAACGAGGCTTATAGAGTATGGTGTGAGATGATGAACCAATCACCAAGCGGAGAGCTTACAGTCAATAAAGACTTTGTAGGCGCATTGACTCCTGATGAGGCTAGAGTATATCTAGATATGTTTAATAGCGGTGTACTTGACATTGATACGCTTTGGACTGAACTACAACGCATGGAGTTTGTACAAGAGTTTGACCGTGACCTAGCTAAGGCACAAATCGAAGCTAAAAACCAAGTAATCGGGTAATAAATGCTTGACTTAGCAGTTAAACTTCAAATGCTTCAAGAGCGTTACAAGTCCAACGCTGAACAAGGCTATGTGAGTGCGCTAAAAGATGCACACGAGCGAATAGTAGGCAAACTTGCATCAACTGATGGAACAGACCAAATCAAACGCTTAAAAGCCATTCGTGCATTGATTGAGGATGAGATAGGACAACTCTATGAGAGCGTAAAGCCTGACCTGAAAGATGATATGCAAGGCTTCGCAGAGTTAGAGCATAAAACGCTATTTAACTACATGAACGAAACCAACGGACTAGGCTATGCTTTCGTAGCACTTCCAAAGGACACCATCAAAGAGGTGCTTGATTTTGATGCAGTGATTCCAATGGGTGATAAAGGTTACAGCGTTAATGACTTCTTCGATACAGCCTCACAAGCTCATATTAATCGATATAAACAAATTATCGCAGGTGGTTTAGCTTCCAATGATGGGTATCGTGCTATCACTAAGCGACTCAAAGAAGCAGATGCAAAGGGAACTATGGACTTAGGCTCAATTGTTCACACTGCTATAAGTGCGGCACGAGATAGAGCTAACGTAAAGACGTATGAGAGCTTTGATGACGTTATCATAGGTTGGAAGTCAATAGCCACTTTGGACTCTAGGGTTTCGGCTGTTTGCGCCTCACTCGATGGAGTTACGTATATGAAGCCAAAGTTTAAAAAGTATGAGGATATACCAAATCGTCCTCCAAGACATCCTCGCTGTAGAAGCATACTCCGCAGTCTTACCAAACTAGACGAAGAAGGATTGCGCCCTCAAAACGGTGATACTAAAGGTCAAATATCATCTAATACAAAGTTCCCCGATTGGTTCGCTAATCAATCCAAAGACTTTCAGCGTAAGTGGTTAGGGCAAAGCAGATACGATTTATACAAAGATGGCAGATTAGCTATAAAAGACTTCGTTGATATTAAATCGGGGCGATTGTTTACTCTTGATGAGATTAAAGCAGAGATTGGGCAGAATGCCGACATGATAAAGCTAAGAAGTGATATTTATAACTATAAAAGAGAGGGATATTTTAATAAAGATATGCTTCCTAAAAAACCAATCGAAAAGATACTAACTCAATATGGAATTTCAAAGCAAGACATAGACGATATTGCAGGAACAAAAATGTTTACTGTAGAGAATGCAGTAGTCTATCAAGGCAATAATAGATATTTCTTTGGAGGCAAACAAAATAATAGCGTTTATATTGATAAAGACAAAATACACGCTTCTGATATTATTCATTCACACCCAATTGGGCTAAGCTTCTCAAAAGAAGATATAGAAGAACTTTTGAAATACGGTGGAAATTCTATCGTAGCATTTAATGATGTGTACTTT